CTTTGGCGTTGATGCTAAAGGTCAAAGAATGAGCCCAAGTGATGTTCAAGCTATTGCTCGTGATATTGCGTGGGATACTTTTGGTTTTAATACCAAATATGTACAATGTCAAAAGGATCGCTAGGATTCTAAAGATTAATCTTTAGATACTAGAAGATGGCTCTATGGTGAAATGCAGACACGCAGTTCTTAAACAGCTGTGCCTCAAAGGCGTGCAGGGTCGATTCCTGCTAGAGCCACATAAATAAAATGAAAGTTTACGAAAAATGTAAAGTTTATGGTCCTTATCAGGGACCAGATAAAAGACTTAGAGTAAGTATCATATTTCCTAGTGGTAAGAAAAAGACTTTAAGTTATCCTAAATATCTAGTCGAATGTCATTTAGATTGTTACCTATTAGGTGATTTAACTATTGATCATATTGATGGAAATTTTTTAAATAATACTCTTTCTAATTTAAGGATTATTGAAAGAGTAGCTCATTGCGGTGATGATGCTATAAGAAACAAAGATCTTACTTTAGAATGTAAATGGTGTGGTAGATTATTTACGATTGAAGGTAAAACTCTAAAACAACGAAATAGAAGAAAATCTTCTGGTTTCTGTTCTCGAAGTTGTACTGGAAAATATGGTAAATATATTCAGCAGGGAGGTGATCCTTATGGATTAGCCTCTATTATTATTGAAAAATATAAAATGAAAGATTTCTTAGATTTAAAATCTAATATTTCAGAATTTTAGTTAGGGTTCAAATCCCACTCTCGGTACAAATTTAAATCAAAAAACTTTTAATATGAATAATACAATTGAAATTAGTAAGGAGAAGTTTAAATCTCTCTATGATATAGCTTGTCCTACTTGGCAAACTAAGTTTCAAGATATGTTCAAGAATCAACTTTTTAAGGAGAAACTTGAATTTAATCGTAATTTTGTACAAGAAATGGAATCAGCATGTACAAAAGAACAACTACCTGTGTTTAAAGAAATTTTTGGAAAATTTCTTGGAGATGACCTTTTCTCAAAAATCAAAACATATATAGATGTATGTAAGGAATTAGGAGAAAAGCCAGCAAAATCACCTTATGATAAAATAAAACAAATTGAAAAATTGTTTTGTGGTAATTGGAAAAAAGATTTTTCTAATAACAATCAGCGTAAATGGTATCCTTATTTTGTATGGAATAATTCAGGTGGGTTGGTGTTCGATGGTTCTCTCTGCGATCACTCTTTTTTCTTTGGGCGGGTTGCATATTTTCCAGATGAAAAAACATCTAATTTTGTTGGAAGGACATTTATAGATATTTATCGGGAATTATCTCGGTAATAGGTTATTATTATATACTTAATTATTGGGTGGGTTGGTGTTCAGTGATTCTGGCTGCGTTGGCTCTGTTTTCTATGAGCAAGTTACATATACTTTTCGATTAAAAATAATAATAACCTTAGCTATTGCTAAAAAATCACGTATCTTTTTAAAGGCTTTGGTAGGATTCTCGAAGAAGACTTTATGAAAAGTAAATTAACAACATTTATATTTTAACTTATTTTCTTTAGGAAGGGAGACTAATAATCTCTCTTCCTTCTTTTTATTATGGTATATTTTATTGGTAATAGTGAATTGTATCAAAGTTCTTTATATGAACATGCTACATTAACTGATTGTCTAAATTGGTTAATGAATATTCCCTTTGTATCTTTAGATACTGAAACTGAAGGAATGTTCAATCACAACAATAAGATTGTGATGTTGCAATTGAATTATAGAGATGTATCCTATGTAATTGATACGAGAACTACTAGTATTCTATCTTTAAAAGATAGATTAGAAAATATGCTGGTTATTGGTCAAAATCTCAAATTTGACTATAAGTTTCTTAAATTTCATGGAATAGAATTGAATAATATCTATGATACTTTTATTGTTGAATGTTGTTTGACAAATGGTATTGAAGGTAGACAATTAGGATTAGGAGCTCTTGTAGAGAAGTATTGCAATACAACAATTGATAAATCCATCAGAGGTCAATTTATTAACCTTAATGGAGCACCATTTACTGAACAACAAATAGTTTATGGTATTAATGATATTCTTCATCTTGAAAAGATCAAGGAAGAGCAATGGAAAGAGGTACAAAGATTAGAACTTGAAGGTTGGGTCAATAATGAGTTACAAGCTTGTCTTCCATTAGCTGATATTGAATATAATGGGATGGGCTTTGATAAAGCCAAGTGGTTAGCACTTGCTAGTAAAGCGGAAAGTAATGTTTCTGAATATGTAGCCACACTTGATAACTTAGTAAAAAGTGATCCAAAATTATCCAAGTTTGTAAAGAAAAGAATTCAGGGTAATTTATTCTTCGGAATTGAAGAAGGATATGAAAATGAAAGAGAAATTGATATTCTCTGGAGTTCGCCTACCCAAGTCAATAAAGTATTAAAAACATTAGGATTAGATATTGAAAGTACTAATGAAAGATTTCTTTCAAAGTATCAAAATCAATATCCTCTTGTAAAAGCTCTTATTGATTATAAGAAACAACAGAAGTTAGTGAAACAACAGAAGTTAGTAACTACTTATGGTGAAGATTTTCTGAATTATGTTAATCCTTATACTAATAGGATTCATACTAGTTTCTGGCAAGTATTGGAAACAAGTCGTGTTAGTTCTGGTTCTAAGAATGATAGAACTCCTAATATGCAGAATATACCTGCTAAAGTCGAGTACAGAAACTGTTTTATTCCAAGACCTGGATTTAAAATGGTATCTTGTGATTTTAGTGGACAAGAATTACGATTAACAGCGGATGGTAGTCAAGAACCACTTTGGAGAGACGCATTTTTAAATGGAGAAGATCTTCATTCTAAAGTAGCTTCTATGGTTTTCAGTGTGGATCTGGATAAAGTAAGAGATAAACCTGATTTTCTCAGAGGTAAATCTTATAGAGATGCTGCTAAAACTGTTAACTTCGGTTATGTCATATAACAAAGCCGAAACAAAATCCCTCAAAGTCGGTGAAGCCTTAACAAGTAATGTTGATGGTAATACCGAGCCAAGCATTAAGTCAAATGATTTAAGGGCGTGTGTAGAGACTAGACGTGGGGTGTGTATTAAATGTAATAATGTTATTCCTTCTACAAAGTATAAGAATGCTAAATTCTGTTCTAATAATTGTAGAAGTGCTTATAATTCTTATAAATCAAGAGTTAATAAAGGCTTAATAAAAAAGCCTGGAGTTGGTTCTGGTGGAAATCAATGGGGAGAAAATAATAATCAATATACTGGTGAATCTGGTAATGGTGGTTGTATTCGAGCTATGAGAGAATTACCTAATATATGTAATAGATGTGGTTCAACTAAATTTTTAGTAGCCCATCATATTGATCATAATAGGAAGAATAATGAATTATCAAATTTTGAGATTTTATGCAAAAGTTGTCATCAAAAACATCATGAACATAGAAATTCTCAAGGAAAATATACAAAGGTATAGTCCACTCCTTAATGAAAATTAAGGGTAAAGTGTTAGTATATGGAATGAGTAAGTATAAGTTAGCTGATACATTATCTATTAGTGTTGAGACTGCTGATACTATCATTAAAGATTATTTTAAGGCAACAGAGAAGTTAAATAACTTTCTTGCTAGTTGTAGAAGATATGGAATAAGTAAAGGATATATCAAATCTTTTAAACCTTATTCTATTATCAGGTATTTCAATGGTTGGGACCCTGAAACTATAACTGATAGAGAGAACTTCAAATTACGTGGAGAAATTGAAAGAGCTTCAATGAATACTCCAATTCAAGCTTCTGGTGGTCAAATGACTAAAAGAGCTATGGTATTATTACGTAATTATATAAAAGAGAATTCTCTTCAGAATAAAGTTCTTATGGTTATGACAGTTCATGATCAAATTGACTTTGAAGTAGAAGATTCTTTTACAGATGAATGGAGTATTATACAGAAAAGAATTATGGAAGAAGCAGGAGCAGAGATTATTAAATCTATTCCGGTTCTTTCAGAGATTACTATTTCAGAATCGTGGACGAAATAATATGCCTAGGTTTAAAACTCATAAAGATTACAGTAAATATATAAAAAGTAATAAGAAAGAATTGAAAAGATCAATTAATATTACTATTCCGAAAGGAATATCCTTATATATAAACGGTAAAAAAGTCAAATATGCCTGATAAACTAACCAAAGAACAAGTAAGAGATGCTGTAAATATCATCTTGGAATATGAATCTCCAGAAACTTTTTCTGACCCAACTAAACTAAAAGAGGCTATTGAAGGTCACTTTGATGCTATAGTTGATATAGAACACGTAAAGGAATATGTTCGTCCTCTGAATTTTGATTCAGTCGATAGATTTCTTACATTAAAAAATATTGGTTATTAACCTAAACTTCAAAACTATGATGTGTCCTTATTGTTTAAATAGTGCTCGACTTCCTGTACCTCCAGGAATCATTCCTAGTGATGCTAGGTATTTTGATTGCCCAGTGTGTCAGGAAAATAGAGTTAAAAATGAATTCGGTGAAACTGAGTTATCAGTTGAAGAACCTGAATTAGAAGATCTTGAAGAACTCATGGAAGAGGATTTCAATGATCTTATTGAAGAGGATGATGAAGAATATGAAGAAGATATCGATTAATCTTGAGAAGATAAAAAATCTCAAACTTACTCCTAATCAGTATCTATATCTTGCTTGCAAAATTACAGAAGTACCTCTTTGGTTTGGATTATCTTCTGAAGAATTTGATGACTTACAGGATAACGGTTATATCAAGAATACTAATAAAGGTGAGGTTATTCGTATGAAAGCCATTAAACTTATTAATGATTCTGGTATAGTAAGTGATGATGAAGTAGGAAAATTAGTCGATGATTATCGGGCTTTATTTCCTACTGGAGTCAAGACTAGTGGTTATCCTGTAAAAGGTGATAGAAATGCTTGTATAAAGAAGATGAAAATCTTTCTTGCTAATAATGATTTTACACCTCAGGAAATATTAGAAGCTACAAGAGCTTATTTAGCTATCCAGAAAAAGAATATGTGGAAAGCTACTCAATTATCTCACTATTATATTGAAAAAGATAACGTAAGTAATCTTGCCAATATGTGTGAAGATATAAGAGATAATGGTAAACCTATAGATAAAGGTGCTGTAGGCACTGTAGAAGGTGTATGATTAGTAGTGCTTTTAAAAAAAGAGTAGATGATGGATTACTTGGTAAATATCATGGATTACCTAATGGATTGAATAGATTCAATAGATATCTTTATGGTATTCAACGTAAACGTTATTATCTTTATGGTGGATTAAGTGGTTCTGCAAAGACTACTCTTGTTGATTTCAAGCTTCTTAATGCTTTATCCTATGCTAAAAAGCATGGAATAAAAGTATATGTGAAGTATTATTCTTTTGAAATTGATAAAGAAACCAAACAGGCTAATTTTCTTTCCTGTCATATTTTCAATAAGCATAAGAAGATTATTCCACCTCAGAAAATATTAGGATTAGGTAAATTCAGATTAACAGAAGAAGAACAAGAGCTTGTCAATAAGGAATTACCTTACATTGATGAGATCTTCAGTGAAATAGATTTCTGTTTTGATCCAATTAATCCTACAGGTATTTATAAGGATCTTCTTACGCATTTCAATGCTACAGGTACTTTCAAGATGAGGTCTTATAAAAAGACCAATCATGATAAGTATGGTAATGAAAAGGAAGAAGATGCCAAATTAATGGAATCTTATACCTCAAATGATCCAAATAGTTATACAATTTGCGTTATTGATCATTTAGCGTTATGCAAATCAGAAGGTGGTAAAGATGTTAAACAAACTATTGATAAGATAAGTGAATATACCGTATTACTTCGTAATATTTGTGGTTTAACTGCAATGTATATTCAGCAATTCAATCAAGGTTTGAATAGTGTTGATAGGCAGAAATTCAAAGGTATTGATATAAGTCCTCAGCAGAATGATTTCAAAGATTCAACTAATCCTTATCAGGATTGTGATTGTGCTATTGGTATCATGAATGCTTATAAAATGGATATGGAAGAGTGTTTAGGATATGATCTTACTCAACTTAAGAATCGTTTCAGAATGCTGAAGATCATTAAGAATAGAGGAGGATATGATAATGTAGCTTGTGGATTAACATTTATTCCAGAGGGTGGTTATTTTAAGGAACTTCCAGTTGCAAAAGAAATGGATCCTCAAATCTATAAGAAGACTATTCAGTATTTCAATGCTATTGATGATGCATTAAAGAAAGCAAGTGAAGGAGAAGAAGATTGGGAAAGTTATAGTAACAATTAAGTTACTTTTTATTTTATATGAATACAGAACAAAAAGAAGTGAAACAGGAAGAACAACTTCCAGTAGAGAATAATCAACAAGATCCGGTTCCTCCATCAGTTGATAATAAACCTAAGGTTGAATTAACACCTGAACGGAAAGCGGAATTAAATATGGAGTTGAATACTATTGGTGTTCTTTTAGGAGCAACCTTTCATAAACCTGAATATCATGGTAAGAATACAAAGAATCCTACTCTGGCAAGAAGTATTGCTCAGAATTTCTTTAGTCCCCATGTATTATTCACATTAAGAAATAAAGCCAATGCTATAATGATGGAGCTTGGTTGGTTTGAAAATGAGTGAAATTTTAGATTTATTAAATAAAGACCAAATAGGAACAGGGGAGCCAACAGCTATGTTCATAGTTAGTCAGCCAAAAGTAGGTAAAACTGAAGCTTTTCTTCAATTACCTGATTCTTTTCTGATTGATGTAGAAAATGGTTCAAAAACCTATACTGGTAAAAAGTTCAATGTGAGACAATATGCTGCAGAGAAAGGTATGAGTAATCTCAATGCTTTAGCTTGGTGTATTAGTGAATTGACAAAGCTTCCACAAGAGAAGAAACCAAGATTTCTTGGTGTTGATACAACAACTGCTCTTGAGGATATTGCTAATGAATTGGCATTAAACAATTATAAACAAACTGCAATGGGTAAAGGTTATACTGGAAAAGATATAACTAATTTAGCTCAAGGTGCAGGTTATGGTTGGTTAAGAGAAGCGTTTAAGACTATTTATGATAATCTTAAGCTTTGTGTAAGAGATGGTGGTTGTGTGATTTTCTTAGGTCATGCTAAATCAGGATCAATTAGTAAAAATGGACAAGATCTTAGTGCTAAAGATGTAGCTTTAACAGGTAAGATCAAGATGTTGTTTACCAGTGATATGGATGCTAATGGCTTCTTATATCGTAAGGGTAATAGTAATGAGAATATAATTTCATTTATTACCCAGGAACAAGATCTATTCAGTGGAACAAGAATGCCTTATCTTGCTGGTAAAGAATTTCTTTTCAGTAAGAAAGATAAGGATACTAGTAAGTTAACAACTTGCTGGGATACTATTTTCCCAAGTTTAAAGGGAAATACAAAATAATGTTTACTCAAATAAATGTAACAGCTACAGAGTTAAAAACTCTTGTAGAGGCAGGAAAATCATTACAGGAAATCTGTGATGCATTCAAAGATAGTGAAGGTAAGTCTCTTCCTATCGCTACCGCAAAGCGGTATTTAAAAGATTGTGGACTTAAAATCAAGAAAACTCGTAGATCGAGATTTGTTCTTGTAACAAAAGATAGTAATAACAATGCTGAGGTAGAATCTACTACAGCAACCGAAAATAACGAGTCAGTTGCAGAAGTAGAATCAGAAGGCGCAACTGCTTAATTAAAAATGGCTTTAGATCCAAACAAAGTTAACGAAAATAACGGAGGAAATAAGAAATTTCCACCATCTCCATATGTAAAATATGGAATTCAAGAAGTAAAAATCACAGGTGCAGAAATTAAAACTGCATCAACAGGAACTCCAAAGATTATTTATAACATCGAAACTGTTCCAGTAAAAGCTGAAGGTTTTCAAGGTGCTAATGGTGCTGAAGGACAAGTAGGAAGTGTTCATACTAGTTGGTGTAAACCTGGCTCTGCACAAGAACAGGAAGCTTTTGGTCAATTACTTACTTTTGCTCAAAAAGCAGGAGTTGATACAACAACTCTTCCAGTATTTAATGATGGAGAACTTCAGAAAGTTCTGGATACAATTCTTCCAATGATTAAAGGAAAATATGTTCGTGTTAAACTCACAGCAGAATTTTATCCTGGAAAAGATAAAGAAGGTAATCCAAAAGATAAGTTTGTTCTTCATTTCGCAAGATTCAAATTTGCAGAATCAATGGATATAGCTATGAAAGATACTACATTAAGTTTTGATGAAAATTCAGAATTTGATATGGATAAGCGTAAGCTTAAAGAAGCTGCTGATGTAACAACAGATGCACCAGCAAGTGATCTTCCTTTCTAAGGTTGATTAATATAAGGGCAACGAGGAGAGGAGGAATCCTCTTCCTCTCCCGACCCTTTTACAATAAATATGGATTATTACGCAGCATTTAGTGTAGATGATAATGGAAAAGAAGTTGGTATAGGTATAAGTCGTGATGGATTACTACTTATGACTTCAGTTATTTCCTTAGCAGATTTTGATATTACAAAAAACAACTATGATAGTTATTTAAAATCTCATTTATATAGTTTAAGGTGTAAAGCTGGACATAGTTTAGGAGCGGGTAGATATATTATCAAAAGAGTTTCAATATTAGAATTAGGTTATGTTGGATCCTAAGAAGTTTCAGGAAATAAGCAAAGAGTATATCTTAAAGATGAGGACTCCTTTGGAGTTATTTGCTTATTATATTCCACAGTTTAAAGAACCAGGAAAATTATTCTGTTCTGATTTAAGGAAAGATAAAAATCCTAGTTGTGTGGTTTATGATTCTGGACTTTATGTGGATTATGGAACTGGAGCAAAGTATGATATTTTCTCTTATTTACAAGAGAAATATATGTGCAATTTTGTTGAAGTTCTGAATATAATTAGTGGAGATTTTAATCTTCATTTTAGTAAACGAGATACAAATCCTGCAATATTTTTTGGTGTTAAACCAAAGAAACAAGTAGAGATAAAATATAAATCAATCCCTTTTACTCAAAGATTTCTGGATTATTATGCTAAAGGGCATATTACAAAAGAAATTCTGGAGCTTTATTGGATAAAACAATTAAAAGCTTTTTGGGTAGATGATAAGTATTTTGATGTTGGAGATAAGTTATGTGCTCTTCAACCTGAAGTAAGAAAAGGTGAATGGGTCTATAAGATCTATTTTCCTGAGAATCCTAAAGGAAAGAAATTTCCTGTATCTAATGATGGTGGAGCCATTTATGGATTAAGACAATTACCTGAATCAGATGATCTTTTATTCATAACTTCCAGTAAAAAAGATATTATGGCTCTAAGAGCTTTAGATTTCTATTCTATTGCAGGTACTAGTGAATCAGTAAATTTTACAGAAGAATTATTTACTTATCTGAAATCCAGATTCAAGAAAATAGTTTTATTCTATGATAATGATGAGAAAGGTAAATTAAGAAGTGAGCAACTCACAAATAACACACAAGGCTTGGCTTCAATCTTTACAGGATCACAACAGTGGAAAGACCCCTTCGAGCTCAATTCTGGTTTATCCAGATGGAAAGCCAAAGAAAAAATTAACAATGAGCTTAGAAATATTTGATAGACCCCTTAAAATTGGCGATATTGTAGTTTGTTCAAGAGTAAATTCAGCATCTTTTAGAGCTGGAGTTATTATTGGAATAACTGTAAAAAGAGCAAGAGTTTCTTATTTAAATTCATGGGCAGGTGATGGTAGTAAAGACCAAGTCTGTTTAGTTGAAAATGGTATCAAATTCTTAACAGAAGAAGAAACTAAATTATATAAAGAAATTTGTACTACTCATAATATTATACCTCAATGAGAAATTATGAAGTAAATGGTAAAACTCCTAAGGTTGGAGATGTCATATTCAGATATGGTTCTAGAAGTAAAATGCTTATAATTACCGGATTTACAGATTCTGGTAATTTAAAAGTCTCTGCTACTACTATTCCTTCAACAAATGGTAAAGCAATTTTATTTAATTATGGATATTTAGTATCTGCTGATTATGTAATAGTTGATACTCCTTGTAAACCATATTGTAATGATATTCAATTGGAAGCATTTAATGAAAAAAGAAAAGAATTAGGGTTAGATCCCCTGAAAAGATATGGCGATTCT